GGTGGAGCTTCTGCCCGACGCGGATCTCGTCCGGGTCGGTGATGGAGTTGAGGGCCACCAGGCGGCCGACGGTCGTGCCGTGCGCCTTGGCGATGGAGGAGAGAGTGTCGCCCTTCCTCACCGTGTACGTGCTGGCGGTGCCTCCGCCCGGGACGGGCGCGCTGTCCGGCTTGCCGGGGACGATCGCGGTGTCGATGCCGCCCGGGTCCCAGTGGTCGTTGCCGGGTACCTGGCTGTGGCCGAAGTGTCCGCCCTTGGTCTGCCAGATGGTGCGGTCCCGCTTCGTGGCGGCCGCGGCCGTGGCCGGGGGCTTCCCGGCCGGCCACACGTCCGGCACGCCGTGCGCGCGGGCGGCGGCGAGGAGCTTGCGGAAGTTCGGCTTCGACGCGGGGGTGAAGCCCTTGGTCCACGGCTGCGCGGCCCGGCCCAGGACCTCGACCTGGATGTTCACGCGGCCTTCGCGGTTCGTGCGGCGGGCGCCGTCGTTGCGCAGCGCGCGGCCGGACTTCGTCAGCGGCCCGAACTGGCCGATCAGGTCGGAGACGGGGTCGTAGATGACCTGCGGCTCGGCGCCCACCCGCATCAGGTAGGCGGCGACGCTGTAGAAGTACGCCTGGCCGGCCGGGGATTCGGTGGTGTGCCAGGTGAGGCGCGGCGGGTTGCCGGGGGTGTCCATGGCGCCGCCGATGACCTGGTCACCGAAGCGGATGGCGCCGTCGATATATGCCGGGTCGGAGGCGCCGCGCGGCTGGTCGTCCTCGGTGGTCCGGCCCTTGACGGTGTCCACTGCCTGGGCGGCCGCAGCCTCGGCGGTGGCCGGCCTGCTGTCGGGGTCCGGGGTGTGCACGTCGTATTCGGGGGCGTCGGCGGGGACGTACAGGTCCAGGTCTCCGTCGGCGCGGAGCACCATGAACGCGCCCGCGAGACGGGGGTGCTCCTTGACGTGGTGCTCGCTGTCGTCGAGGGCGGCGATGGCGCGCACGTTGTCGGCGTGGGCCTGGTCGCAGATGCCGTAGTAGGTGGTGGTGGTCTCGAGGCTGTCGGGGTCGAGGTGGTCGACCGCGACGTGGTACTCGGTCACGGGGTGACTCCGTCTCGTCGGGGCTGGATGACGTCGATCTGGGAGCGGAGGGCGAGGTAGGTGGACAGGAACATCCGCCCGTGGCCGTGGTCCGCCCAGCTGGTGCCCCAGGAGTTCGCGAAGCGGAGGACGGTGTGGTCGGGGAGGAGTTCGCCGTCGGCCTGAGCGACGGCCTCGAGGGCGACGACGCACACCTCATGGCCGCCCTCGAGCGGGGAGTCAGCCCATGCGGGGTCTTCGTCGATGAACCCGGCCGGATCCTGGGTCTGGGTGAAAGCGGCGTGCCACGGCATGCCCATGAGGACCGGGCCGGTTTGCAGCAAGGCGCACAGCTCGCCGGCGGTGGTGGCGTGGCCGTACTGGTCGATCAGGCCGCGGTCGCGTAGGGCTTTGGCGACGCCGAGGCCGGAGGAGCCGACGTCCTGCGTGGGCCAGGCGTAGTCGTGCCACTGGTCGCGGGTGGTGGCGTCGGCGTACAGGCCGATGGCGAAGTGCTCGGCGGCGGCCGCATCGCGGGTGTTCAATCCGGCTGCGGCGGCTTCGGCGTCGTTCAGGAGGATCGACAGGGCGGCGGTGGCGGCGTTGCCGGTGCACGAGCCGAGCGCGTCGACGTCGTCCTCGAGGCCGTAGTCGCGGCTGGTGCGGATGCCCTGGCTTATGAGGTTCTGCTGGTCGAGGACGGGGATGCGGGGCTCCCACGCGGTGGCGCGGAGGGGCGTGTGGCCGTCGTAGGGGCGGCGGTAGGCGAGGCTGCGCGGATCCAGCACCTGGTGGCGTCCCAGGTGCGGCTGGACCTCGTACTGGTGAACGGTGATCTTCGCGGGCACTCGCCCGTGCTCCCGACTCCCCGCGCCCGAAGCATCTGATGGTGTGCTGCGCCAGCTGCTGGGCTGGCGGGCAGTCCCTCGGGGGTGGTGCGCGGGCGGAGGGTCGCCCTGGTGATCTCAGCGTAGGTGCCGGTGAGGTGGGTGTTGCCCCGGGTCAGGCCTCCCGGTACCAGCCGGACAGGGTGATGACCGAGGTGGCGGAGAGGTTGTCGCCGCGGATGAGGATGTCGGTGGGGCCGCGGAGCTGGTCGATCTGCGCGCCGCTGCCGGTGAAGTTGATGTTGCCGACGGCGGTGCCGCCGACGCCGGAGTTGGTGCCTGCGGCGATGCCTCCTGCGTAGGCGGGCAGGTACTGGCGGCGGTTCGCGCTGCCGCGGTAGGGGGTGGAGGGCAGGGAGATGGTGACCGTGCCTGTCCCGGTACCGGCGGCGGACAGAGCGATGTGGGTCTGGACGAAGACGAGCTTGCCGATCTTGTAGTACCAGCCGTCGCGGGTGGCGAACGTTGCCGCGCCGGCGCCGGAGACGACGGGGGTGTAGGACTGCCAGGTGGTGGCGGCTACGGATAGCTCGTTGCTGAAGACGGTCCCGGCGGCGGTCAGGTGCCCGTCGGGGGTGACGGAGAACTTGTCGACGCCGTTGAGCTGCGCCCACAGCAGCGCGCCGGTGTGGCCGGTCTTGGCGCTGATGAAGAGGGCCGCGTTGGCGCTGGCCGGCGGGTCGACGGCGACGCGGCCTTCGTCCATGGTGAACACGCCGTCGCTTACCTGGAAGATCGTGTTCGTGGACGGGGAGGCGCTGTCGACGAGGCCGAGCTGGGAGTAGGTGGGCCCCAGGTAGATCGAGCCGCCTTTGACGATGGACGGGTCGGAGTGGCGGATCCGGCGGGTGTACCAGTGGTTGGTGGAGGGGGTGGGGCCGAGGTAGGTGAGCCAGCGCCAGTCGTTGACGGCGCCGTCGGTGAACGGGCCGCTGCTGATGTTCAGGCCGGGCCAGGAGGCGTTGTCGTTGCCGTTGATGGCGCCGGCGGTGGCGCCGGAGGGGTTGAGGAAGCCGATGACCGGCAGGGTCTGGGTGGGGTCGACGAGGATCTTCCAGCCGGAGGCGGCGGTGGCCGTGACGGAGCCGTCTTCGATGTCGACGGTGGCGCCCGCGCCGTCGTCGCTGTGGAACTCGGCGCCGTTGATGGTGCCGCCGGTGATCGTCTTGCCAGTGATCGCGTCCGCTTTGAGGGCGGTGGCGTCGACGGACCCGGCGGCCAGCAGCGCGGTGGTGATCGCGTTCGCGTACACCTTCGGGGTGGTGATCGCGCCGTCGGCGATGAGGGTCTCGGTGATCCCGCCCGGGCCGATGTCGTCGGAGACGGGCCGCGGCTCGTACGGGCCGACGGTGTCGGTCGGCGTGCTCGCGGTGCCGGAGGTGTTGCGGGCCACCAGCCGGACGTAAAGGGCTGTAGTGGTGGGGATGTAGACGATGCCGCCCTGAGGGGTCTCGATCGTGGCCTGCAGCGTCTCGGGGAGCGGGGTGAAGTCGTCGATTGCGGCGGTGTGGACTTCGACGCGGGCCCAGTCCAGCGGGATGACGACGCCGCCGGCGAAGCTGCCGTCCCAGCCGACCGCGATGCCGCCGAGCGCCGGTGACACGGTCGGGGTGGCCGGTGCGGGGGGCGGGCCGCCGTTGACGACGTTGACCGCGGTCGTGCCGTCGGACTGCTGCCCGACCAGGGCGCGCAGCGATCCGGCGGCGTCGCGGACCTCGATGGCGGTGTCGTCGATGCTGGCCGATCCGAGGCGGGACTGCCGTTCGATCGCCCTCAGCCGATTCTCGATCTGGGCGAGCTTTGCGCCGATGTCCACGTCACACGCCTCCGTACTGGTAGATGGCGGCCGGCTTGAGGTTCACGGTGGCCTGCGGCCCGCCGGGGGCGTCCGGCTTGATGGTCCAGCCGGTGATGCGGCACCAGCCGGTGTAGTCGGTCCACGAGTTGTGGACGCGGACGTGGACGTCGTCGCCGACCTGCCATGACCCGAACGGGGCCGCGGCCGTGTTGCGGATGGTGATCTGGTCGACGGAGCCGAGGGTCTGGCGCCAGGCGCGTTCCGCGTTCGCGCGGGTGGTGAGGATGTCGTCGCCCTTGATCTCCGGCAGGTCGATGACGTGCTCGAGGCGCAGCCGGCCGTTACGCACGGCGGAAATCTGGCGGCGCTTGGCGCGGCCGTCGCCGAATCCGGCGGCGACGACGACCTGGGCGTAGTCGTCGCCGGCGAGCGCGACTTCGGGGTCTTCGACGATGTTCACGCCGGAGGCGAAGGAGATGTCGGTGCGGCGGGCGCCGAGCCGCGGCCAGCCGAGCCGGATCCGCTTGATGACGTCGGTGCGGGCGGCGTTCCACTCGGTGGTGCAGGTGTAGTCGGGGGTGGCGTCGCCGGAGACCAGGTCGTCGATTCGGTCGCCGAGGTTGTTGTTCTCCCAGAAGTTCGAGTGGTAGACGTCCTCGGGGGTGCCGATCGTGCTGGTGGAGGTGGTGGTGTCGACGACGACGCCGAGGTTTCCGTCGGCGACGGACTGCAGGTATTCCCAGATGTCGCGGATGACGTCGCACCGGTCGGCGTAGGTGTAGGGGCCGCGGGCGCCGAACTCTCCGTCGAGGTCGTAGCGGTGCTGGGGGTAGGACGACCAGGACGCGGCCTCGACCCGCAGGGTGTCGCCCTGGGTGCGGACGTCCCACACCAGGCCGCCCCACGTGATCTGGTCGTCCTCTTCGACGTAGATGCAGGTGGTGCCGGGGTCGAGGAGTGTGGGGTGCTGGGACAGCAGACGGGGGGCGAGGGACCCGGTGAGGCTGCCCGGCCCGGACAGCTCCGGCCCGTACTCCAGCTCCCGTAGCGGCAGGGCGTGGGAGAGCCACGCGCCGGTCAGAGCGTGCTGGGTGAGAACGCGGGCGGGGCTCACCTGGGGGCCTCGAGGAACTCAATGTCGGCGAAGAAGCTGGTGGAGGCGTCGGCGGTGAGGGTGCCGGTGTTGCCGGTGGTGCCGGTGGCCTGGATGCGCAGGAGTTGGGTGGTGCCGCGGTAGGCGTCGGGGATCGTCAGCTCGTCGACGGCGGCGGCCTGCTGGCGGTGGATGCCGGTGGAGTTGGTGTCCAGGACTACGGACTGGGTGGACAGCGACGCGCCGAACAGACCGCGGAAAGCGCCGATGAACTGATTGGTGTACTTCAGCTGCAGCGCGTCGACCCGGATTTTCACCTTGGACGCCCAGGTGGGGACGGGGATGTTCCATCCGGCGGCGGTCGTGAAGTTCTGCCAGGTGCCGTTGCTGTTGGTGATGTTCGCGGAGGCGGTGGTGGGGAACTGGGTCCACGTCGTGCGTTCCCGGCGCGGGTTCGCGATCTTCCGAATGTCGACAATCATCGCGTTGGTGATGGTCGAGGTGGAGGCGGGGATGTCGATGCGGGCCAGCGGGATGCCGGTGCGGCCGTCGGGGATCGCCGTCGCCGAGCTGGAGACGTTGGAGATGATCTGGAAGTAGGCGATCTGATCGGTTGCCGGGTCCAGGGTGCCCTCATATTCGGGGTCCTCCACGCGCAGGATGAGCATGTCCGAGCGGCCCGCGCCGCCGGTGGCGGCGATGTTGACGCTGGTGGCGCCGGTGTTGGCGACGGCGTAGGAGCCCTGGAAGCTGTTCGCGCGGCCGCGGACGACGCCGGTGCCGGAAGCGACCTGCACCGCTGCGCCGGGGGTGCCGAGCTGGGTGACCTTCAGGTCGGTGCCGCGGGTGATGCCCTCGTTGTCCCGGGCGAGGTCGGAGACCAGGAGGCGGAACTGCTGGGCTGAGTGGGTGGCGCCGTCGACGAGGATCGGCTGTGGAATGAGCGCCATGGCGTCTCCTCAGAGTGCGGTGTAGGCGTCGCGCCAGGTCAGGCGCATGCGGGCGGTGTTCGTGCTGTCGAACGCGGTCCAGCGGAACTCGTTCAGCCCGGGCGGGATGGAGAACACGTCGATCCGGGACGCCGGGCTGAGCAGGGCGGCGGCGTTGCCGCCGGTCTCCCGGGTGACGGTGCGGTGCCCGGGCCGGGTGTCGATCTCCACCCACTGCCCCACCCCGAGGACCAGGGTCGGCATGCGGAGCTGGCGGCCGGTTTCGGCGTGGGTGATGGTGACGTTGGAGCAGGGCCCGGTGATGCGGATGACGGGCCAGGCGTCGGCGTCCCCCTGGTTGGTGGCCCAGCCGGGCCGGTCGGCCGCGGTGGTGCCGGACTGCACGAAGATCGGGGCGGTGACGGGGGCGGCGAACCCCCCGCCGGTCAGCCAGCCGAGAGGGATCTCGACCGTGGACTCGATGTCGGCGTACCAGGTGGGGTCGGTTCCGACGAACTCGACATCGAGCGGCATGTAGCCGTGCTTGACCTGCCCGTACTCCGCCTCGAGACGCCGCAGCCTTCCCTCGAGGCGCTTGGCGCTGCGGCCGGGGCGCTTGATGCGCAGGACCATGGTGGCGCCGCCGGCCAGGCGCAGGGCGGCGTCGTGGGCGGGGCGCAGGAGGGTGGCGAGCATGTCCTCGCAGGCGACCGGGTCGCCGGGGGTTTTGATGGCGGCGTCGATCTGCACGCTGCGGGGGGCGAAGTAGTCCGGGCCGGGCCAGGAGCCGTCCATGCTGGGCTGGTCCTGGTCGTTGTCGCGCACGGGTGGCCGGCCCAGGCCGGTGATGTCGATGATGTTGACGGTGGTGCCCCGTCCGATGACGGTGCCGCACAGGTCGACCTGGCCGTCGGTGAGCTCTACGTCAGGCACGGGCGTTCACCCCTCCCCTACGGGCTCGGCGCATCTGCCAGCCGACCTGTGCGCCGATCTCGGACGCGGACGCCCCGGTACGTACGGCGGGGACGGTGACGTAGGTGTCGCCGTTCTCCTTGATGACGACGACCTTCTGTGAGGCTGCGAGGTCGGTGAGGCCGACACCGAAGCGGTTGGCCACGTCGCGCAGGACGCGGGTGGCGGCCCGGCGCTTGTTCGCGCCGAGCGGGATGAACGCCTCACCGCCCGTGGACGGCTCGGCGAACGTCACGGCCCCGTTGACGGTGGAGTAGATACCTTCGCGAATGCCGCCGTTCGCGTAGGACAGGCCCTTGTTCGCGCGGGCGAGGTCGGCGAGGAACTTCGTCGCCCGGGATCCAAGGCTGCTCTTGATCTGGCCAGAGGCCTTCGTCGCGACGGCAATGATCTCGTCCTCGCCCAGTCCGGTGGTGGCGGCGACGTCGTGGATGCCGGTCTTGGAGCTGGTGACGGCGGCGATGATCGCAACCAGCTGTTCCACCTGGTCGCCGGTCAGCGCGTTGTTGGCCTGCTGGGCGGCCTTGTTCGCCGCGCCGGCCTTCTTCGAATCGGAGACGGCGGCGGCCGCGAGGTCCATGGCGGCCTGGTCGCCCTGGGCGGCGAGCTGCTTAGCGAGCTCCCCGTAGCCGCGGCCGGCGAGGGTGGCGAGGTTGGTCGCGAACTTCGCGTCCATGGCGGTGGCCTTGGACATCTGCCGCGTGTAGTCCGTCAGCGAGGCCTTCGCGGTGGCGGCCAGGCCCCGCAGCGCGGCGGCCATGTCGTTGATGTACTTCGTCGACCCGGTCGCCATCTTCTTCGTCAGCTCGTAGCCGTCGGTGCCCATCGCGGCGAGCGCCTCGGCGACGTCCCCGCCGACCCGGTCGGCGACCTTTGCCAGGTCGGCGTTCCACCGGCGCGTCATGGCCGACGTGGACTTCAGGCGCTTCTCCATAGCGCCCAGGTCGAAGTAGGAAATCTCCTTGCCCTTGACCTTGCGGGTCTTGCGGCCGGCCTGTGCGGCGTCCGAGGGGCTGTAGAGAGAGCCGCTGGCGGGGTCGTAGCGCCAGTCGGTGACGCCGCCGTCGGCGTGCCACTCGATCTGGGCGGGGTCACCACCAAGTCGGCGGACGGTCTCCTCGGCGATCGCGCGGGAGCGGGGCCGCTTGCTGGCGGCGAGAGGGATGTACGCCTCGCCGCCGGTCTCCGGTTCCGCCCACATGCGGAACGTCGGCTGGGCAATCTGCGCGACGTGCTGCTCCATGCCGCCGTCCGCGTACGCGCGGACCGGAGCGGGCCGGGCGGGTGCGTAGATGTTGCCGTCGGCGGAACGGCCGGCGGTCGACCCGTAGTAGGTGCCGGAGGGGACACCGCCGGGCTTGCCCTTGATGACGTACTGGGTGGTGATGGTGATCGTGCGGTCCTGCAGACCGTCCCTGGCGGCCTGAACCGCGCCGATGTTCGAGAGGGCATTACCGGTCAGGGCAGTGACCTGGACGCGCCCGTCGGGCAGGGTCTTGGTCTTGAACCCGACCCTCTCCAGCATGGTGATGGCGCCGGCGGTCAGGGCGCCGACGGTGACGGTCTTCGCCCCGGGGGTGGCTCGGATCTTCTCGATGACCGCGTCGAGACCGGCGATGGCGTCTTCGCGCTGCATCTCGATTTTCGTGGTCTTCGAGGTCGGGATGTCCAGGATCGAAGCTGCGAGCTGGGTGGCCTGGGCTTTGGTCAGGCCCATGGCCTGCCCGGTTTTGATCAGCTCGGCGGTGCCGCGGGCGTAGATGCCCTGGACGGTCGACCACGGCGCGCCGGACTCCCGAGCCGCAGCGGCGGCCTCGTCGGTCTTCGCGCCAAGTTCGGTGAGCGCGGTGGCCGCCTTCCGGGCTTCCTCGCTGTTGAGGTTGAGGGCACCCTTCGACATGGTGAGGGCGCCGGCGTTCTCGGCGGCGGCCTTCGCGGCGTCGTCGATGGCCTGCTCAAAGCCGATCATCCCGCCCAGTGCCGACCGGTTCACCTCGTTCAGCGCCACGATGGACTGCCGCAACCCATCCGCGCTGGTCTTCTGCGCGTCAAGCTTCTTCTGCGTTGCGAGGGCCTGGTCACCGAAGACGCCCATGGACGCGGCGGTGATCTTCTGCTCCGCGGCCAGAAGCGCCAGCGCGGCCTGGTACTCGGGGAACATGTCCTTAATGGCGGCCGCGTCAACGCCCTCGAGACGCAGAGCCTCCTTGACGCTCGCGAACTGCTCGGCGGCGAGGTCTGCATGCCCGGAGGCGGCAAGCTGGCCGAGTGCCTCGTCCAGGCCCGTGAAGTCCTCCTTGACCGCGTTCAGCGACTTGCTGCCGCGCACGAGCTCGTCGACCTTGCCGGTGAGGTCGGTGATGCTGCGGCCGCCAGGCATGTAGTCGGCGATGTCGCCAACCTTCTCCAGCGCGCTGGTCTCCGTGCGGATCTGCTTGAACTTCTTGACCAGCCCGTCCATGTCACCGAACGTCTTGGCCAGCTCACCGGTGAACCGGCCGGACTGGCCGAGCTCCTTCAGGGAGGTGGTGAGCTTGTCGACGTCCGGGGGGGCTCCCTTGGCGGCATCGGCGAGCTGATTGATGCCCATCACGGCAACCGCAAGGACGCTCAGGACAATGCTGGCGCGCTGCATGAGGGTGAGCTGCCGGGTGACTCCGGCGATTGCCGGGGCAACACCGACAAAGAGTGCGGCACGCCCGAAGGCCGCGGTACTCGCTGCGGCCGCGGCAAGCCTTGGGGCGAGCGCGGCCAGCCCGGCGCCGGCCAGTTGCACGGCCTTGAAGACGAACACGATCTGCAGAAGGGTCGAGATCAGTTCGGTGGGGACGGCGTTGACCAGTTGGGCGAAGGCGTTGACGACGGTGAGCACGCCGACGCCGACGTCGCTGGTGGCGGTCAGGAGGTGGACCAGGACGCGGGTGAGCTCGGTGAGCGTGTCGCCGACCAGCGGCCCGACCTCCTTCGCGTAGTCCATGAACTCGCGGAAGGTGCCTCCCACCTCGCCCTGCTCGAGGCTGGTGACGAATTTGATGATGCCGGTGTTGGCCCGGGCGAGGGTCTCGGTGGTGAACTCCTCAAACCGCTCGGCGAGGCTGTCGACGCCCGGAGACTGCGAGAGGCCGGTGAGGATGGTGACGAACCGGTCCACCTCGCGGGATGCTCCAACGGTCATCGACTCGATCCGCGGGAGCTGGTCCCCCATCAGTGCCAGGGACTTCGTCGCGATCGGCATGGTGTCGTCAGCCAGGGCATCCGACATCTCCATGTACTGGTCCTTGAAGACGGACCACCCGGCGGCCGCCTCGCGGGTCGCGGCGGGCATGTCGGCCATCTGGCGCATCAGCTCAACCTCGGCCTTGGCAGCCTCCTCGGACGCCTTGCCGTGTTCACGTACCGCTTCGTCGTACTTCTCCTGGGCTTCGGATGCCTCGACGAGGTGCTTGATCTGCCCGGCGACCGCAATACCCAGGGCGCCGGCCCCCGCTGCTGCGGCGGTCAGGCCTGCGGCAAGGGGCGCGACGGATGCGGCGATGGGGATCAGCGCGGTGGACAGGGCGATCGCGGCGGCGATGAGCTGACGGGACCGGCCGCTGAGGTTGCTGACCGAGTTGCCGGTGGAGCCGAGGGATCCGCCCAGCCCTCCCAGGTTGCCGTTGAGGGAGGTGATGGTGGAGTCGAGTCCGCTGAGGTCCCCGCTGAGTGTCTGGGTTCGTGTGGACAGGGCTGCCAGGCTGGTGTCGGAGGTGCGAGCGGTGTCGTTCAGGCTGGTCAGTCCGGATACCGCAGTCGTGGCGGAGCTGCCGATCTGGTCGAGGGCGCGGGCTGTGTCGAGGGCGTCGTCACGCAGTTGCCGCAAGGTACGGGAGGCTGTGCGCGCGGCCTGCTGAACGGCTTGCAGTGCTGCCGCGGCGGCCGCCGTGTTGCCCAGGTCGATTTCGGCGCGGAGGTTCAGGTTCTGGGCTTGTAGATCGGCGAGCGCGGCACGGACAGCGGTGGCACTTGGGCCGGTTCGGTCGTCGAGGTCCACGCCGATGGTGATGTCGCCCGACAGTTGCTGCAGCTGGGCCACCGCTGCCCGCACAGCGGTGGCCCCGGGGGCCGTCTGGTCCTCCAGGCGTACCCCGATGGCGATGTCACTGGACAGTCTCTGCAGGCCGGTGACCGCAGCCCGGACGGCGGTAGCGCCGGGGGCCGTCTGATCGTCGACGCGAGCTGCGATGCTGACGCTGGAGGACAGGCTGCCCAGATCGCTGACCCGGCTGTGCAGGGCCGTCGCTCCGGCGCCCGTCTGGTCGTCCAGGCGCACCTGAAGGCGGATCTCCCGGTCGATTCGCTGCAGCCGGTCTTGCAGATGGTCCGCCGCGTCCGCCAGGCGCCGCAGGTCGCGGGCGGAGCGTCCGGCCTGGCCTCCCATGCGGGCCAGGCGTGCGCGGCCGGCGTCGGCCTGCTGTCCCATGGCCCGCAGATGCCTGCCGGCGGTCTGCGCGGTCTGCCCCAGGGTACGGATCTCGCTGCGTGCGGAGCGCACGGCGGTGGCGAGGGTGCGGGCGTGCTGGGCGTCACGCCGCAGCGCGTTGCCCAGGTGGTTGCCCTGCCCGCGTAGGTCGACCGACAAGTTCCAGGTGGCCACCGCCCGCCCCTCCCTTCCTTTATTCGTCTTCGTCGTCCCAGCTGCGGCGGCCGCGCTGCCGCCGTTTCATCTCCCGCTCCGCCTCGAGCGCCGCATGCACGGCGACCGGCAGGAGCGCTACTTTCATGCCGCCCAGGTCGACGCCCTGCTTCTGGAGCTCGGCTTGCTTCTCCGCGATGACCTGGCAGCCGACGCACCGCTGCCCGACCGCCACGTAGGCGTCTTCCTCGTCAGGCCCGCCGTGGTCCCAGTCGCCGTGGCGGGTGCCGCACTGGGGGCACACGGTGCGCTGGTAGGCGCGGTAGGCCAGGGCCTTCTCCCGGTCGCGTGGGGTCCAGCGGCCGTCGCCGGCGCCGAGGAACAGGGAGTGGGGGATGCCCCAGCGGTCGCACAGTTCGAGCTCGGTGCGCAGTTGCTCATCGGCGATCAGCCTTTTCCCACGTCGGCCCGGACGATCCCCTGGACGTCCCACGCTGTCTGGAACAGTTGGGCTGCTTCGCTCTCGCCCCAGGTGTCGAGGTAGTACTGGGCGTCTTCGACGGTGATGCCGTCCAGAGAGGAGGCAGCGATCAGGTGCGGGGCGATCGCTTCGATGTTGACAAACTGGCCTTCCTCCGCCTGTTCCTCAGTCGGGGGGTGGGCCCTCTTCAGCGCCTCAAACGCGGGCCGCTCCAGGGCCTGGAACCGCAGCACGATGGCGACTTCGTCGAACGCCTGCTGGGCTGCGGCGAGCCGCTCGTCGGCGCCCTCCAGCGCGACCTGGAGGATCTCGTTGCTGGGGTCGGCCTCATGCTGGAGCTTGGTGCGGCGCTGGACCTGTCGGGCTTCGTCGAGGGCCTGCCTGACGGTGTGGTCGTCGCAGATCGTCATGCGCGCGGTGGGCCGGTGCCGGTTGCGGAGCCTCTCGCGGGTCGCACTCCAGTGGGCGTCCTTGGCGACCGCCTCGGCGGGCGGCTGAACGCTGGCGTGGGTGGTCTTGGGCATGGGGTTGGTCCTCCGTCAGGGGAAGGGGACCTGGCCGGGCACCGGTTGGGGTGCCCCTTCCCGAACACCGCCGGGCCCGGCCAGGAGCTGAGAGGGGCGGGTGGATCAGGGAGCGGCGGCCGGGACGGCGGCGTCGAGGGCCGGGGCGTCGGTGATGGAGAACCGGGCGGTCCAGCGGGCCGGCTCGTTCTCCACCGTGATCGCCGAGCTCTTGGACGCGACACGAACGGGGTACACATCCATGCTCTTGGAGGCGGGGACGTCGCCCTTGCGGAGGATGATGATGAAGCCCGTCGTCCCCTTGGCGAGGGCTTCCTCGAGAGTGGAGGTGGTGTCGTCCTCATAGAAGGTGATGCTGGAGTCGGCGGCGCTGTCAACGCCCGGGATCTTCGAGGTGAATGTGCTCTCGAGATCAGGCGTCTCGATCTCCTGGTTCTCGAGCTGGAACCCCTCGACAGCGCTGATCGCCTTGGTCAACGCGGTCGCGCCGGTGATCTCGGCGCGGGTGGGGATATAGGTGGTGGCGGCGATCGTCTCAGCGAAGAGGATCTTCGTTACGCCTTGGCGGCTGAACCTGGCCATGGTGGGGACCCCTTGTTCTGCGTACGGCTGTGAGGCGGCCACGTCTGGGTGGCGTCCGCGTGGGGTCCCGCCGCGGTGCGGTCATGCGCGCCCGACTCTGGGTCAGGCGGGGGTCAGGTCGAACCTGAACCTCTGTACGTAGCTGATGATGGCATCGCCGGGATCACTTGACTCCCCGGGTTCCGTCTCCAGGCGACGGACGGTGTTTTTCACGCCGGTCACAGTCAGCGGGCGCAGCCACAGGCCGGTTGCCGGATCCCGGGCGAGGACGGCGGTACGGGCCTTGTCGGCCATCCACTCGACCTGGTCGACGCTGCCCGCCGAGCCGGGCACGTCCGGGTCGGGGCCGGACACGGCGGTGACCTGGTAGACGAACGAGGCGTCGGGGTGTTCGTCGGCGAGCGGCGGGCCGCTGACGGTGGAGTCGACCAGGTACAGCAGGTAGTACGGCGGCTCGGCGAGGCTGCCAGGGGTCGCGCCGGGCGGGATACGGCCGCGGCCGACGGGCATGCCGGTCGCGGCCGCGAGGAGCGTCTGGACAGCTTTGGACACCGGGAGGCGGGCGATCATCCGAAGACCTCCTCGGCGGCCGCGCCCATCTGCTCGCGCAGGATGGCGCCGATGAACGGCAGCGCGGGCTGGACGTGCGGGTACGGAGGCTGGAAGAAGTGCCGGCCGATGGAGTCGGTCATGTCCCAGAACCCGAACTCCAGACGGCGGCCCTGCGGCTGGGTGGTGCCCAGCGTGCAATGGGCGCCGTGCGGAATCGGCCGGGTGACCGAGCGCCAGGACGCGCGGTACTGGCCGGTGATGACGTTCGGCCCGGGCCGGCCGGAGGCGTTGCTGCGGATCCGCGCGATACCCACGGTTCCGACATGGTGCATGCGGCGCCGGATCGCAGGTCCGATGTCGTCGGCGGCGTTCTCCAGACGGTCGGCGAGCTCATCCGGGGTCACGTGGCTCCCCCCTGCTGCTGGTCGAGCGGGGTGACACGGACCGCTTCGACGGTTCCGACACGGCCGGGGTCGCTGGCCTGCCATGTCCGGCCGATCAGCTGCGCGCGGGCCGGGTCGTGGACGGCGGTGACCGTGACGAGGGCGTCTTTGGGGGCGACGGGTGCGTCGAGCGGGGTGAGGAGCCGGTAGGTGGAGCGGGTCTCCCCCACCCACGGCTGGTTGGCAGTAGACACCACGGCCATGGGCGGCGACGAAGCGGGCAGGACCGCACCGGGCCCCTCGTACAGCACGCTGCCGTCGGGGTACTCGAGCTGCCCGGTCTCGTCGTCGAGGACCGGGGTGCCGGTGGCGGGCAGGGTGATGCGCACGGTGTCGACGAGGAGGTTCTGCTCGATCCACGCGACGGCTCCGGCGATCGCCGCGTCCAGCCCGGCCATTAGGCGTTCCCCTCTGCCCAGTCGGCGAGCTGGGCGAGCATCGCGCGGGTGAGTGCGTACCGTTCACTGCCGAGGTCGTCGCGGTTGAGGGCCGCGTTCTCGAGTGCTGCGGGGTCGATGCCGGACAGGAACGCGACCAGCGCTTCGGTGGGGTCGGCCTGGTCGGCGATGGCCACGTGGACGAGGCCTTCGAAGACGATCCCGCCGGCGGGGCGGGCGTGCAGCATGACGACGGGGGCCTGCCCGGCGTGCTGCTGGATGGTGTAGCCGCCGACGTGGTTGGTGACGTCGGTTTCATCCAGGAGAACGCGGCCGGCAAGGCCGTTGCTGGTGATGGACACGCGGCGGGGCGGGTCGCCGAGCCCGGGTGTGGTCACTTGTGGTCCTGCCTCTCGGCAAGCCAGCGCCTCACGGTCCGGTTGTGACGGGCGTCGGCGAGCGCATTGTGCTCGGCGCCCTCCTGCTTCGGCAGATCGTCCCAGGAAAGGCCCTGGCGTGAGCGTTCCTGCTGGATGTCGTGGGTGAACATGGGGACACCCTCGGGAAGGTCGATCATGCGGCCCCAGAGCTGGGCTAGGCATACGTGGTCGTAGGCGCCGTAGTTGGCCCATAGCTGCACGTCGGGCCCGGTGGCGCGGATGAAGTCCATGACCTCGTCGGCAATCCGCTCGCGGGGCTTCACTGCCGGGTCGTGGTAGTTGAACAGCCACGATTGGGGCATGTGGTTGTTCCAGTCCCCGGCCGGCTTGGGGAGGTGCGGGACGACGTTCTCCATGAGCCACTTGTGCTTGCGGATGCGGCGACGAAGACGCCTGCCGTGTCCCCACCGGGCGGCGATGTCGCCGTTCACGGCGTAGTACTCGCGCCCGTCATCGGACACCATGCCGATCGAGATCAGGTCGATGGTGTGGCCGTCCTCCAGGAACTCAAGGTCATAGAACAGGTCCATTGGTCAGTCCTTCCAGCCGGGGGCGGGCCGGGACGGTCGGGCGGCGAGCGAGCGGGACAGCTCGGACCAGTAGGCGGGCAGACCGTCCCACGTGTTCGTCTCCGGGTCGTAGACCGTGGAGTGGGTGAAGATGGTGTGGCATCCGCGCTGGCGGGCTAGGCGTACGCATTCCTCGGCCTCGTCGGGGTGCCCCACGCCGTGGACGAGATGGGCGAACCGCTCGGGCGGGTACTGGCGCATCCACTCGGGGAACGTCGCGGCCCGGTAGGCGGCCAGGTCGCCCTCGAAGACGACGACCTGGTCGGCGATGTCGCAGTATCCGCGTGCGGGCACCACGCCGGGATTGAGGACGACGTAGTCCATGCCGTGCTCCTGCTGGCGCAGCACGGTCAGCGCGACGGTCTCGAGGTGTGCGAGGTCGGCCGGGCACTGGTCGAGGAAGCTGGCGGCAAAGCCGCGGTCGGCGTACAGGTCGGCGTCGGCGTTGTTGAAGAAGTCGTCCCTCTCGCCGTAGTTGAGGGGGACGTAGCCCAGGACGCGGATACCGGCGTCGCGGGCTTCACGGGCTGCGGCGTAGAGGACGGTGTCTTCGGTCTCGCCAGGGCCGTTGGCCTGGTTGAGGACGACCCAGTGGACGGGGGCGCCTTCGATGGTGATGGCAGCCCAGGCGGAGGCCTTGGTGGCAGGGTGGGCGTACAGGGGGATCCCGGCGCCCATCGTCGGCGGCAGCGTCACGGCGGTCAGTCCTTCTCTTCCTTGCGTTCCGCGCGTGCGGCTTGCCATGAGCTGATGTGGCCGATCGCGATGGCGTACCAGGACATGCCGACCAGGTAGGGGATGGAGTCTTTCCACCACAGGATGGTCGGCGGCAGGAGCAGCACCCAGGCGAAGAACAAGGTCAGGTGTAGCCGTTTCCAGAAGCGGGCCGATCCGGGGGCGGAGGTGCGGGTCATGCCAGTCCTCCGAGGATCGCTCTGGTACGGGTGAGGTGGGGGCGGAACTCGCGGATGCAGCTCGGGTGTGCGGTGGGGTGGGCGAGGGCGTCGTCGATGTCGCGGAGGGTGCCGTCAGCGCGGTCGGGGTCGTCGTGGCTGGTCCAGCCACAATCGGCGCCGTCGCGGACCTCGACCTGCTGGCAGCCGAGCTGCTCGGCGGAGGTTTGCAGGCTGCCGGCGTTGGCGGTGGTGACGGCCTGCCACGCCAGGGCAGCGCGGGCCCACGCCTGGACGGGGTGGCGGTGGTCGTTGGCGTAGATGACGGTGTCGAGGGGGTGGGTGCGCTGCAGTTCGGCCGGGTCGAAGGTGGCTTCTTGGAAGCGGGTGATTCGGGTGCGGGCGGCAGTGAGCGCGTCGCGGAGGAAGACGCCCGCGCGGCGTACGGCCTGGCTGAGCCTGCCCATGAGGTCGGCGTAGTACTGCGCGGTGAGGGTGGTGATGGTCGCCTGGTGGCGACTGGTCCACTCCCACAGCCGGTGGGGGCGCCCGGCGTGGTCGAGCGCGGCATGGGCGCCTTCGCGGTAGGCGACGGGCAGGTCGGCGGCGGCCCAGCGTTCGATGAACGCGGTGGTGGTGCGGGTGAAGTCGGCCAGCTCGCGACGGAAGGCCTGTTCGGCTGCGCGGATGCGGGCGGTGGCGCCGCGGCCGGGCCGGATGGCCGCGAGGGCGGTCAGGAGCCGGGTCTGAGCGCGGGTGAGGATCCGCCAGGCAGTGGTGAGGCGGCTGGTGGCATCGGTGATGAACGACAGGAGCCGGGAGCGCAGGGTACGGCGGCGGGTGGGGGTGGTCATCGCCGGGCCCGGGCGGTGAGGGTGATGATGCGGAGACTGTCGTCGCTGGCGGTGCCGTCGCCGTCCGGGTCGGCCTCATCGGGGGCGAGCGGTCGGCCCGCTTCGAGGCGGGCGATCTGCCGTTCGATGGCCTTGATGTTCTCGGCGGTGGAGACGGAGACGACGGAGGAGACGGAGACGTTCGCGGGCTGGGCGATGAGCGCAGCCTTGCGCTCCTCGAGGACTTCGATGGCCACGGCGCGGGCCGTGCCGAGGCGGGCGTAACGCACCTCGAGGTCGGTGAGGTCGGTGGCGGTGCCGAGCTGGCCGATGAGCCAGGCCCGTACGGCTGTGTCCACGGGCTCCTCCACGGGCGTTGTGGGCGAGGGGTGGGAAGGGGGACAGCGGGGTGCGGGCCCGGCCCTGGCGCCCCCACCAGGGGGTGCGGGCCCGCACGCCGCTTACTGACCGCCGGTGCCCTCAGCGGCGGCCGTCCGGCCCCGAGCCGGAGTCTTGGCCGCGGTCTTCTTCGCGGCCGTCTTGGTGGCCGTGGTGGCCTTGGGCTCGTCGGACGTCTGGTCAGCGTCGTCGGAGGTGGTGGCCGAGCCGTCGCCAGAGGCGCCGCCCGGGCCGTCGCCGGAAGGGCCGCTGCCCTCCCCCTCCGGGCCGTTCGGCGGTTCCGTCTCGGCCTTGGTGGTCTTCGGCAGGCGCGGCAACTTCCCGTCGACCCAGGCGGCCGGGTTCGTCACCAGAGCCGCCAGGCGCGGCTCCGGCAGCGTCCCCGCGTCCAGGGTGACGGTCTGCTTCGTTTCCGGGTCCTGCACGTACACGGTGCTTACGAGCTGGGCTCCCATGGCTCACCACACCGTCGCAGCGATGTGGATGTCCGGGGTGTACATGACCGGCAGCGCGGCCGCCGAGCCCTTCGTCCACACCTGGACCGGGTCGTCCTGGTAGCCGGAGGTGACGATGATGCCCGGCGCCTCCGACCGCTCGATCGCGGGGTTGCCGCCGGTGGACAACACCAGGCCCTCGGCGGTGAGCCCGTACTGGGTCTCCGCCATCTGCCGCGTGTTGGGCGGCAGGAGGAAGAACATGTTCTCCGGCAGCGCGCGGACGTCGGTGCCGTTGTCGAGGGGGATCTTCACGTCGTAGGTGGTGATCGGCGGCAGGCCGTAGCGGCCGCGGACGACGTTGACCTCGTTCGGCGCGAGGACCGCGGTGGGGATGGTGGAGGCGGAGTTCACCGAGCCGTAGTAGGCGGCGCGGTAGGAGTCGTTGCCCAGCATCAGCGCCCACGTCTTGTACGAGGTGAGGGCGCGGGAGGGCAGCGGCGCGCCGGAGGCCCGCAGGACCTCCATCCAGCGCATTTCGTCGCCGAGGATGTCGGCGGTCGTGTCGGTCCACGCGGTCGGCGCGGTCGGCATGTTCGCGCTGGGGACGTTGTGGTTGGCCTCGAGAGTGAGGCCGTTCTCACCGGTGAGGGTGAACTTTCCGTCCACGAGGAGGTCACCGGCGGCGAGCTCCATGCGGTGCTTGATCGACAGCACGTGGGCGGCGACGTCGTCGTAGATGGCGTTGACCAGGTCCTGGCCGTCCATTCCGCGCGAGACGCTCTCCAGGATCGTCTCGAGCTCGCCCACGATGTACTTCTGGCCGAGCGGCAGGAGCTTCCCGGAGGTCGCGAACTGCGTGATCTCACGCGTGGCGACCTTCGTCTGGGCGTCCCACGCGCGGTAGGAGGCGGCGGCGACCCGGCGGCGGGTACCGCGGACTTCCCACTTCACGGAGTTGACCGTCCGCTCCGGGATCACCGACTGGGTGAGCTCGTAGTCGGCCGGGGTCTGGATCTCGCGGACGAACGCGTTGATCTCGGTGGCGTTGATGTCCCGGAGGAGGACCTCAAGCATGTCGTTAGGCATGGGGGGTCCCCTCTCAGACCTTGTAGACGAACGACTGGTTGGACTCGGCGGACAGGTCCGTCGGGTCGAAGGCGACCGGCAGCTTGGCGACGTCGATCTGGCCGTGGACCATCAGCGGCGCCGCGGCCTTGGTGGACGTCGGGAAGAAAGACACCTCGGTGAACAGAAACCCCGAGAAATGCTGAGTGCCAGACGCGGAGCCGGCGGCGCCGCCCGCGGTGGTGGTGGCGATGGTGATGTCGGGGCTGGTGCCGCCGGTGAACGCCTCGGTCGTGGTGACCTGGGCGACGTTCTCGCCGAGGTACTGGCCTCCGAAAGTGAGCGTCCACGGTCCGCCCGCGTTGCCGGTGACGGCGATGTCGCCCGGGTTGACGTTCGACAGGGCCTCGAGCGCGGTCTGCACGGCCGCGGCGGTGGCGTTGTGGGCGATGGCCGCCGTGGTCTGCCCGTCGAAGGTGATGGTGAACGTGCCGCCGGTCGGGCCGCCGATGACGGTGAGGGTCTGGACCTCGTTGGTGAGCGCGGCGTACGGCTCGAACATGCCGGTGGCGGAGTTCTTGCCGAGCGGGATGCCCGACTTCAGCTTCCGCTCGGGCTGGTACTTCGACGCCTCCATCCAGTGGAGGTTCTCGTCGAAGGCGGTGAGGTCGAGGGTGACGGACTGGTTGGCTTCGACGCCGAGCATGCTCATCAGCCACGGGCGGCCGACGGCGAGCGTCTCGGTGGTGGTGTACGGCTGGATGTCCACGCCGTGCCCCTTTCGCGAGTGTCGCGGTATGTGAGAGGGCACCGGTCGAGATGTTCGGTGGTGCCGTCCACGGGGGTGAGGGCGTGGTCCCTACAGATGTGCTGGTCTGGGGGTCAGGCTGCGTCGTCGTTGCGCAGTCCCATGTCGGCCGCACGTTTCCGCGCGGCGGTGCGGATGGCGTCCTTGCCCGTGGCGGGGGTGCGAGCCGGGGGCCCGCCAGCCGGGGCGCCGGACGGCGCGGGAGGAAGCACCTGCTGCGGCCCGGGGGTAGCTCCGAACAGCTCGGCGCGGCGTTCCTTCAGCGCGGTGGCGGCTTCGGTGATGGCCGTGTCGTCGGCGTTGTCGGCGACGCGGCTGCGCAGTAGGTCGAAGGCGTCGTCCTGGTCCTCGCCGGTGGCGCCGAGGCGGAGCAGGACGGCGCGGATCCGGGACTCGCGGTCCCGGCGGGCGGCCTCTGCCTCGCGCTGTTCCGCGGCGGCAAGGCGGGCTTCGAGGTCCCGCTCCTTCTGGGCGAGTTCCTCGGCGCGGCGCTGCTCCTCGGACAGCTGCGCCTGGCGGGCCTTCTCGGCTTCCTGGAACATGCTGCCGAACTTGGCCGGGTCGAAGGAGTCCGGGTCGATCCCGGCGGCTTCGGCGATGGCGCGCATGGCGGCGCGGCGGCCTTCCTCCTTCTCCTCAGCCATCATCTTGTTCAGGCGGCGCTGGGTGAAGGACACCTTCTCGTCGTCGGGGTCGACGGCCGGGG